ATCATTTTCAGATCAAACGATGCTCACTATTCTTGCTGGTTAGACACTATAAGTTCTTTTGGTTTTGAACCTAGTGTTGGTAAAAACTTTTTTAATGATAAGTTTTTACAAGTAAACTCAGAGTTATACCGACTTGACACTCATTTTGATGAGGCATCAGGTATGAAACTTGGTCAAATTGTACATATTCCTTATGTCAATTTTGGTTTACTTACTAACAGATCTAAGCAAGATTGTTCCAAGGATACATCGATTCAAAGAATTGAATTCGATGTATCTAGTCTCCCAAGCAAAGGTAAAGCGAAGAACCCTAAACAGGTTCTGAAGGATATCCCCAGCGAAATTCTACTGGGTCGCTTAAAGACATATCCTTTCATTTATGAAAAGCTCATGAAAGGACTTTCACCTCAACTCTCTACTGTCGTTAACACACTTGTTAAACGACATTTTAAACCCGTTTTTGAAGCTTTCGGGTTGGGATCTACTTTCAAACATCTTGGTCATGAAGGTTTCCGGGATCAATATGGTCGATATGTTGTCAAAAACATAAAGATCTATGATCCGGATGAATCTTCCCAATTAGAATGTTTTGGAGATCTTTCTCAAAAATTGGATCGAGGTCATCTTGACTTTGAATTCAGTCAAGTAAGGCCAATTTTGAGAATTTGTAGAGAGAATCCGTTTTTCTATTACCCAAGGATAGGGATAGAAAAGAAAGAGTTTGTTAGGGCATAGTTTCTGGAAACAAACAAGAATCTGGGGGCGAGTGGATCGGACACTTGTTCTCAGTACGGTTTCGTTCTAGTCTTAATGACTAGTTTGTCTATTAGACATAATGGATGCAAAGTTTAAATATCGCGACGAATGAGCGCTTACGCCGGTAAATGGCGGTACTTCCTAACCCAAGGTGGGGAATTTCAGCTTAATAGAAATATTAACTCTGAAAACCCCTCGGTTACAACTGAGTAACTGGAGTGATAAAAAGTAAGAATCGTGGCGAAAGTGGTATTTAAACGACCATTATGCATGACATAGAGCTCATCTGTAAACAGACACTGTTTATAACAGTAGACTTGTTAGACCTAGGGGGGTCTTTATTTGGACGCCAGTCCAAAGCAAGTTTCAATGTTATTTTCTGTGTTCCTATGTTTAGGATGATAGACGAAGGGCG